TGACCCAGTCGTAGGTCAGGCCGCCGGAGCCGGTCTTGGACCAGTTCGTGTCGGCGGTGTAGCCCATGTCGGTGTCGTCGTGCCGGACGACGTAGTACACCGACTTGTACGGCTGGAAGTTCGACGCGGTCGCCGAGCGGGTCGCCGAGACGCCGAGGCTCGCGTTGTCGTAGAACTTGTGAAACGAGTTCAGCCACTCGTAGCTGGTGGCCTCGACCTCGTTGGCGGGGTTGTCCTCGACCTGCTGCTCGTCCAGCGTGAACTTGCCGTTGTACTGGTAGGAGAACATGTCGACGACGTCGCCGTTGTTGGTGTCCTCGGTCAGCTGGGAGCCGCCGCCGACGTCGGCCGCCGTGAAGCGATTGATCTCCTGCTGGTTCGACGTCATGGGCCGCTCGCGGCCGAACGTCATGACGGCGGATGCCTGGACCTCGCGCTGGGCGACCTCGCTGTCCCAGACGATCGGGGTCCATGCGGAGAAATCACGTGCTGCCATGGTGCTCACCTCCAGGGGGTCGGGTCCTGGAGGGCAAGCAAGGAGCCTCATCCAGGTGGTGTCACTGGACCGGCCGAGGCTCTGCTAACGCGCACGGTTCGATGTTCGGTTGGGCGGGCGCTCTGGCCCTGGTGTCGCCTGTCCGCGCTCTGGCGTGGGGCGATCTTTCGAACAAATGTACTACGGCGGCCCGGCATCCCGCGAGTAGCCGGGCCGCACGGACGGTCAGCGACGGCGGCCCAGACCCTGGGAGTTGGCGATGATCTGCTCTCCGAGACTCATGCGCGGGCGGACCGGCGCCTTGCCGCCCGGCTCGACCTTCCCGGCGCGCGGCCGGGCCGGGCCCGCGGGCGCGGCCGGTTCGGTCGGCTTGAACAGCTTCGGGAAGCGGTCCTGGATCTCGTCGAGCCAGTCGTCCAACTCGGGGCGGTCCTCGTCGTCGAACTCGACCTCGGCCACCTTCAGCCGGCTCAAGGCGAGCTCGACCATGTCGGGGTCGGCTCCGCGGGCGACGAGCGCGGACTGCGCGGCGCTGGTTACGGCGCGGCGCTGCCACTTCTCAAGGTCGGCCTGGGCGGCTGCGGCGGCCTGCGTGTCCCCGCCGGCCGGAGCGGCCTCGGTGCGGCCGCTCTCGCGGAGCTTGCGCGCCTGCTCCCGGGCCCGCTTCAGCTTCGCCTGCGCAGCCTCCCACTGCTCCTTCGTCGGCGGGGTCCATTCCGGCTCCGCGCCGGGCTCCTCCTCGTCGTCGTCGGTCTCCTCGGCGTCGTCGTCGACCTCGTCCGGCTCCTGGTCGTCGACCGGGCCGGTGGTCGGGTCGGTCTTCTCGGGCATCGTCGTCTCCTTGGGCTATGCGTCTGCGCGCAGGAACGGTGCGCGGGGTCGGTGGCGGGTGGAGAAGCGGCCGCGCGCCACGTCGACGGCGGCCCGGTTCTGGACGGTGATGGGCAGGCCGGTGCCGCGGATCAGGAGCCTGTCGGCGGCGGTGAGGCGGGCGCGGCGGGAGTCGTGGTCGGACCAGCCGCGCAGGACCGCGCGCTGCGCCTCCCGCTGGAGCGCGGCCGGGACCATCGTGTTGGCGGCGGCGATGACGCGCAGCCGGCATCGACAGTGCGGGTGGCGCGGCGGCCCCGTCAGCGGCTGGTCAGGGGGCCAGACCGGCGGTGCGCCGTGCGGAGAGAACGTCGCGAACTCGTCGAACCACAGGCCGCTGCTGGGGTCGGCGACCTGCCCTGACAGGGCCTTGCAGGTGAGGCAGGCCTGCCGCTCGGCCACCCACACGACGCGGATGTCCGGTGCAGCCTCGGGCGGTTCGGCCGCGCCCGCGGGGGGCTGTCCGGTGCTGCCCGGCGGCTGGCCGGTGAGGCCGGTGCGGCCCTCCTCGACCGTCGGCGTGTCGACGGGGAGTTCGGCGGTCGGCGGCGGCGCGGCAGCCTTGACGATCTCGACGGTGGTGGTGTTGATGGCCCGGTTCGCTGCGGTGCGCACGTCCCGCTCGACCGTCGCCACCGGCGCGGCGGCGCGGGCGATCGCCGCGCGTACCTGGGCGTCGGTCAGCAGCGGCATGCGCGCGACCGTCTCGGCGGCGCGGTCGACGTGCGCGACCAGGTTCCGGGCGGCGTCGCGGCCGGCGTGCTTCAGCAGCGGGTCGTCCAGGACGGCCGACAGCACCTCGGCCCGGTCCGGCATCGGTATGCCGAGACCGTCCAGGGCGTCGGCTTCCTGCCGCCACGCGAGCCGTACCGCGCGTTCCACGGCCTTGTCGACGGCGGGCTGGATGTCCACGGCCAGGTGCGGGACGCGGGCGGCCAGTAGGCGCCTGAGACGGTCCTGGACGCGGCCGGGCAGCGGCCCGGTCGGGACGATGGCGCGGGCGGTGCGCAGCTCGAGCAGGATCGTGGCAGTCAGGGCCGCGCTTGCCTTGCGCACGGCCGCGGCGGCGAGCGCGGCCTGTGCGAGTTCGAAGGCGAGGGCTTCCTGGTCCTGCTGGTCCCAGGTGGCCTGAGTGGCGGCCATCGGTTACGCGCCCGGCGCGTCCTGCTCGGGCCCGGCGGCTTCGGCCTCGGCTTCGGCCGGGTCTGCGTAGCCGGGCTGGCCGGGAAGGGCGGTACGGCCCATGTAGGGCACGAACGCCGGCGGGATCGCGCCGGGCACGCCGGGATTCTCGGTGTCGTCCTCCTCGTCCAGCAGCAGCTCGTCCTGCGGCACCTCGGGCAGCAGGTCGCCCAGGATGTTCGCCACGACGGCGTTCGCCGCGCTGGCATCCAGGACGCCCATGTTGATGCCGGCGCCGATGGCCTGGACGGCCTCGCCGATCTGCAGCAGCAGCGCGACCTTCCGGCCGAGGGTGCGTTCGATCGCCGGTTCGGCCAGCCACGCGTCGACGTCGGCCTCGGGGTAGCCGGCCTCCATGAGGGCCTGGCGCTCCGGGATCCCGTTAGCGATTTTCGCGGCGACGGCCTGCTGGGCGTACAGCTCCGCGCGGGCCCGGGACTCCATCGCCTTCGCCTGCTGCATCGCGCCCTCGGCGAACGTGTCGGAGTAGGTCTTGGCCCACTCCATCGCCTGGGCCTCGGGGACGCCGGCCTGCATCAGCGCGACCTCGCGCGGCACGCCGAGCTTCACCTTCTGCTCGACGAGCTCCCACACGTCCATCAGGTCGGTGGTGGCGGCGTTCGCCCAGGACACGCGGACCTGCGCGCTGATGCCGTACATCAGCAGGGCGCACTCGCACGCGGCCTCGTAGGTGGCGCCGAGCAGCACCATGCGGTCGTTGGCCTTCTGGACGAGGTCGGCCTCGTCCATGCGGAACGCCACACCGGACGGCGGCTCGGCCCCGGTGCCGCGGAACTTCCACAACGGCGTAGAGGTGGTGGTGGCGATGGCGGTGATCTGCTGCCGCAGCGGGTCCAGGAGCACGTTCGGGTCGGTGGTGGTGAAGGACCCGACCTCCTTGAAGCCTTTGTAGAGCTGCATCGAGCCGGGGTTGGCCTCGTATTCGGAGCCGGTCTCGGTGCTGATGGCGTCGCTGGTGACGACGGCGTCGTTCAGGGGGCTGTCGAAGAAGTCGCGGTCCCGGTCGGCCGGGGAGTGGTCTGCGAGGGGGTCCTCGCGGATGGACTGGTTGCCGAGGGAGTCGGCCTCCTGGATCGCGTAGCGCTGCGGATAGCCGCTGAACTGGACTGTCACCATCAGGACTTCGACCAGGGTGCTGATCGAGTCCTGGGGGCCGAAGGCGTTGGCGTGCTCGGGCCGGCCGTACTCGAAGCCGGTGCGCAGGTGGAAGACCGGCAGCAGGCCGTAGGGGTTGGGCATGGGCCACATCGCGGCCGGCGCCTGGTCGTCGTCGGGGTCGGCGCCGTCGCCCGGGTAGTCGTTGTCGGCGTCGTCGTCGGGGTCGAGGTACGGGCTGAAGTCCTTGGCCTGGGCCTTCCCGGCCTGCTTGCCCGGCTTGCTGATCCACTTCTCGATGCGGTCGTCGTACATCAAATTCACGCGCAGCCGCGGCTGCTTCTCCCCCGCGAGCGTCTGCTCCCACAGGTACGCGTAGAACAGTTTGACCTGCGGGTTCTCGGGGTCGTAGAACATGCGGCCGCAGCGCGGGTCGTGGTAGGTGATGCTGATCGCCCTGGCAGTGCCGTCAGCCGGCCCGACGCCGTCGGTCGGGTCCTCGTCGCCGCTGAGCTCGTTGTGGGCGGCCGCGGCCTCCGTCTGGACGGGCCAGACCATCAGGTAGCCGTCGCCGTCGCGCAGGGTGTTGCGGTTCCAGGAGCGGTAGCGGGCGTGCATCTCGTTGTAGCGCACGATGCGCGCGAGGGCTTCGGTGGCGGCAGCCGAGGCAGCGCTGTCCTCGGCTGGGCCGGCGGTCGCGGTCCACGCGGTGATCAGCAGCCGGTTGTTGACCGAGTCGATCACGGGGCTGCAGTAGTTCGGCTCGAAGTCGATGCCGGCCTGGCGCAGCGTTTCGCCCTGGCGGTCCAGGCGGTACTTCTCCCACAGATTGATGTCGTCGTACTCCTTGGCGTGGTCGTACG